AAATACATCGAACGCTATGAAACAGTAAAGAGCGCAATCGGTTTGCGAAAAGAACGCCAAAAAGATTATGTCGTAGGCAAACTGTTTTCTGAAATCAAAAAAGGCAACATCACTGCAATTATTTTCTACCTCAAAACGCAAGCCAAAGACAGGGGCTACGTTGAGCGGCAGGAAGTTGCCAGTGCAAACGGAAACGAGATGGACGGCAAAGCAGAGCCGGTTATCGCGCGTTTAGACGCCTCACAGATCGGGCGGTCGTTTACGGATATGTACCGTGATATACTCGCACATGGGCACACTGAGTATGTTCTGGCAGACGGACGCGGGTCTGGCAAGTCAAGTTTTGCCGGCTTGGTAGACGTGGTATTGCTGGTCAATAATCCAACGTGGCACGTTCTATGTATCCGAGAGCACGCAAACACCTTGCGCAATTCCGTTTACTCCCAGATACAATGGGCGGTAGACCAATTGGGCTTATCTGATAAATTCAAGTTTACCACGTCACCCCTGGAAATTACATATCTCCCGACAGGGCAGAAAATCTTCTTCCGGGGCGCCAACGATCCAATGTCTATCAAGTCCATTAAGCCGCCATTCGGGGCAATAGCTGTTTTGCACTTTGAAGAATATGATCAGTTACCCGGACCGGAAGCGGTTCGTTCTATCATGCAATCGGCAATTCGCGGCACAGATATTGCGTACATCTTCAAAGTGTTCAACACCCCGCGCTCAATGAATCACTGGGCGAACAAAGAAATAGCAACTCCAAAAGAGAACCGCTATTTACATCGCTCAAGTTACCTTGAAATGCCGCCTGAATGGTTAGGGCGGGTATTCCTGGATGAAGCTGAATACCTAAAGCAAGTCAACCCAGACGCTTACGATAACGAGTATATGGGCATTGCTAACGGCACGGGCGGGATGGTCTTTCCAAACGTTGAATTGCGTGCCATTACGGACGCAGAAATCAAGCTATACGATAACATTTACGAAGGGCTTGACTTTGGCTATGCGGTAGATCCGCTTCATTGGGTGCGGCTATCTTATCATGCTGGGCGGCGCGAGCTTTACATCTATGATGAATTTCGCGCGGTCAAGATGGGCAATAAGGAACTGGCAGAGACGCTCATTGCGCAAAAGGGCTGCGGCTATTCCAGGCTGATTATTGCCGACAGCGCAGAGCCTAAGTCCATCGCTGACTTGAACACTTACGGGCTTACGGTGAAGGGCGCTGAGAAGCCGCCGGAATCGGTTAGATACAGCATAAAGTGGTTACAAAACTTAGCAAAGATTGTTATTGACCCGGAACGTTGCCCGTATACCGCGCAAGAATTTACCAGTTACGAGTACCCGCGCACAAAAGACGGTTTGGTTATGAGCATCTATCCAGATGAAAACAATCATTCCATCGACAGCACGCGTTACGCATTAAATCTGCAATGGCGGAAGGCGGGCAATTAATGAGCTGGATCGCTGATGTAGTTGACGCCGTGAAAGGATGGTTTTATCGAATGTTCACACGTGAAGAAATAAAAAAGGCAATCGGTTCTGACATCGCTCCGACCGAAGAGCAGCAGAAGACAATCTCGTTGTGGGCTTCAATGTACCGCAATCAAGCCCCCTGGGTGGACAATGATTCCATTTTTTCGCTAAATCTCCCCGTCACAATCGCGAGCGAACTTGCGCGGGCGGCAACATCCGAGATGACTTTGACCCTATCCGGTTCAGCACGGGCAACGTGGTTGCAAGCGCAAATCCAGCCGATTGTCGACGACGTTAGAAGCGACTTGGAGGTTGGGCTGGCGTTGGGCGGTATGGTCTGGAAACCCGTACCAGACGGCAAGAATATCGCTGTCTCGGTCATTCCTGCTGACGCGTTCTATCCGGTAAGGTTCGACTCATCCGGCGAAATCAAGTCAGCCGTGTTCGTGGAGCAACGCAAAATCGGCAAGCGCATCTACACCAAGCTCGAATCGCACGACATAGCCGACAATGGCATTTACACCGTCACGAATCGCGCTTTCGAGAGCGATAATGCGAACCAGTTAGGCAGACCGACACCGTTAGGCGTGGTAGCAGATTGGGCGGCATTGGAGCCGGTTGCTACGGTGGTTGGATCGGACAAGTTGTTATTCAGCTACTTCAAAGCACCTGGTGGCGATCCGAATGATACCGGCTCACCGTTGGGCGTAAGTTGCTACGCGCGAGCGGTTGAGCTTATCGAACAGGCTGACAAGATGCACTCAGGTTTCTTGTGGGAGTTCGAGTCTGGCAAGCGGGCGTTGTACGCCGATGTGGTAGCGTTCCAGCGTAAAGATGACGGCACGCTCATTCTACCCGATAAGCGGCTGTATCGGGCGCTAAACGGCACGAGCAACGTGGGCGAAGGGGATTTATTCAAAGAGTGGTCACCGACTTTGCGTGAGCAGAACTATTTGAACGGAATCAGCGCCATTTATCGAAGAATTGAGCTTGCGTGCGGTTTGGCTTATGGCACGCTCAGTGACCCTGAACTGGTAGCGCGCACGGCAACCGAAGTGGCAAGTACAAAACAGCGCACATATTCTACCATTCGTGACATCCAGCGCAATCTCAAAGCCGCGTTGGAACGCTTGATTGAGGTATGCGACTTCTATGCCACTGCTTACTCACTTGCTCCAAAAGGCGCGTATAACATGGCGCTGGAGTTTGACGACAGTATCCTGGTTGACAAAGAAGCGCAGATGCAGACAGACCGGCAGGCGGTCAATATGGGCTTGATGCCTAAGTCGATTTTCTTACAACGTAATTATGGGCTTGATGAGGCAACGGCTTTGTCATGGCTACAACAGCAACGGGCGGAAGCGCCAACGGACGTGTTTGGAGCATAAGTAGATGATTCCTTTCGACCGTCTCGATTCGATGATGATACCGCTTGAGGAACGCCTCGAAGCGTTCTATTTGCGCACCCTCACCGATTCTGCCAAGTCGCTATCTTCGCTTCTACGGGCAAAAAACGCCACAAATCCGGCGACATTCTACGCACACAAGTATTTAGCCGCAGACAAGTTGTACGACTCAATTGTGACACGAATTGCCAAGCTGTCCGGCTATACAGAGAAGGAATTGCGCCTGATATTCAAGCGTGCTGGGTTCGAGTCTATGAGAGATGACGTGGCGATGATCGGCAAGCTTGGGCTGGAAGTGCCTGAACTGGCCACGTCTGATGTATTGACTGGCGCGGTGAATGCAGTGTTTGCGCGAACTAACGTGGTGTTGCAGAACCTGACCCGCTCGATTGCTTACCAGAGCGAAATGGCATTCATAGCCGCCGCCGATGATGCCTTCCTTGCCGTTTCGACGGGCACACTCAGCATCGACCAGGCTATCAAGCAAGGCGTGCTGAAACTGGCAGAGCAAGGGGTGAAGGTGCTGAACTCACAGACGGGGCGCACGGAACAAGCGGATGTGGCTATCAAGCGGAACGTGTGGACGGGCATCAATCAGGCGACCGGCGACATGACGCTGGCAATGGCGGCTGAAGTGGGGACGGACTACGTGGAAGTGAGCGCACATCCAGGCGCGAGAAACAAGGGCGTGGGTCCAATGAACCACGCCTCATGGCAGGGCAAGGTCTATTCGATAAGTGGCAACGATCCGAAATACGAGGCATTGATTCCGGTTACTGGTTACGGCACGGGCGCGGGCTTGCTTGGCTGGAATTGTAGACATTCGCTATTCCTGCACTTTCCAGGCTTCGAGCAACCGACTTACACGCAAGCTGAATTAGACCGCGTCAATAACACGACCGTCAACTATCACGGGCAGGAAATGGACTTATACAGCGCCACACAGCACCAACGCTATTTAGAGCGCGGCGTGCGTGACTGGAAGCGCAAGCAATCCATGTTCGAGGCGGCTGGCTTGGGTGAAGAACACGCTATGGCGGGGCTCAAGGTTAAGGATTGGCAATATCGGCTTCGCGAGTTCACAAAACAAACGGGGCTGGAACGGCGCTACGAATGGGAGCGCGTGTATGCGAAATAACGGCATTATGAGCGGCTTATACCGCTTTCATTGCAACAAACTATGCTGACTGCGAGCGTAAAGAGGCAGCACCTTTCGAATGGCACTGCGTTAGTGGCTGTAAAAGGTGGAGAGGAAAGGAATAGGTAGACATGAAACGCGAGGACTTAGAGAAGCTCGGACTGGAAAAAGAAGCCATTGACTCCATCATGGCTTTACATGGCAAGGACATCGAGGCTAACAAGGCCAAAGCCGCTGCCATCGAAGCCGAGCGTGACGGGCTGAAAAGCCAACTGGACGAGGCCGCTAAGGCTATCGACGGCTTCAAGGCGCTGGACATCGAAGGCGTGAAAAAGAGCGCCGACGAATGGAAGGCTAAAGCCGAGCAAGCCCAAAAGGATGCTGAGGCGCAAGTGTATAAGGTGCGCTACGAGTCGGCACTGGCGGACGCGCTGAAGGCAAGCAAGGCAAAGAACGTCAAAGCGGTTCGGGCATTGCTGAATGAGGCGGACTTGAAACTCACAGACGAAGGTCTGATTGGGTTAAAAGAGCAGCTCGAAAAAGTCAAATCGGAAAATGATTACCTGTTCGAGTCTGATGTGCCAACGCCGAAGATCGTATCAGGCGGGGGCAACAAACCCATCGAAAACCAAGATGCAGTTGTGATCGCTGCCAGAAAAGCGGCCGGGCTGCAATAAACGCGGATATTCCGCATAGTTGAAAGGAAACTATACAATGGCACAATCTATCGCTTTAGCACAGAAATTTCAGCCAATTTTGGATGAAGTTTACAAGGCTGCATCACTCACCGCGCGCATGGACGCACAGACCAAACCGGTCAACTTCGCCGGCGCGAACGTAGTGAACGTATTCAAAACCAACCCGATCGGGCTTGGCACCTACTCCCGCGTGAGCGGTTACAAAGCGGGACAGGTCGTGGGCGCATGGGAAACTTTGACCCTCGCCACCGAACGCGGCCGCGCCTTCGTGATTGACCGCATGGACGACGAGGAAACTTTAGGTATGGCCTTTGGAACTCTGGCAAGCGAATTTATTCGCACCGAAGTGGCTCCCGAACTGGACGCCTATCGCTTCAGCAAGTACGCCTCTACCGCCAACATCAACGGCACGGCTGCTGACCTCGACGCGAACGGCATTATTGCTGCGTTGGACACTGCCAAATTCGAACTCGACAAGGACGAAGTTCCCAGCGAAGGTCGTATTCTTTACATTTCAGACCAATGTTTGAATTACCTCGAAGGAAAAGTGTCTCGCTTCCTGGGCAACGACAATTCCGTTGACAAGCGTGTTATGCGCTACAGCGGCATGGACGTGATCATGGTTCCCCAGACCCGTTTCTACACCTCGGTTGATCTGAACGCTGGTTTGGATGTGGATGCTGGCGGCTATTCCAAGTCTGCTGGCGCGAAGGACATCAACTTCATGATCATTCACCCATCGGCTGTGCTGCAAGTTGTTAAACATGCCGCGCTGAAGGTCTTTACTCCTGAGCAGAACCAGACCACCGACGGCTGGCTGATCCAATATCGCATCTATCACGACGCGTTTGTGTACGCCAATAAGCTCGACGGCGTGTACCTGCACAAAAAAGCCTCCTAATTGAGGACGCGATGAAACTG